AAATCGTGATTTCCATGTCCATTTTTCCGTATCTTTTCAATGAGATATGGATATGGAGAAAATGTCTCAATGTCTCAATTCGGGAAATGTGGACATTAAGAGAACAAACCCATGAGGATTTTTAGGGATTTCCAAGCGATTTCCATTGCAAAATCATATCCAAACGCCTATATTTCCATTGTCGATGAAACACGAACAAAGGAACGACAAATGAACACCACCCTGACGCTCTTGAACGACGACGCCCACAGCACCTTTCACGCTTGGTGTGAAGGCATGTTGGAGAACGCGCGGGACGACGGCGAACCCGGCGACAAACTGACCGCGCTCGTCGAAGCGACGGCGAGCAAGTTGGGCGCCGAATACCCGCTGACGTTCCGCATCCCTGCGGAACTCGTCCAAACGGCGCAAACCGTCATGGAGAACATCGAGTACGACGACGACCTCGTCAGCGGCGCGATCCAGCTAACTGGAGAAGGAATATGAACACCCGCTTTCTTGTTTTCTGCGCTGCAGTCTTCGTCGTGCTCGGCCTCGTTGGGCAGGGATTGACGCTCAAGCATGAACCGCCCAAGCCATTCGAGATTTCCGCTGAATGCCATCGTGAAGACGCGGCACATCTCGGTGATTTGATGTCGCACAAATGTCTATCTGAACTTGGCATTGCAGTTGCGCTCGAGCTTCAGAAGATCGACAACGAGCGACGTGAGCAATTGCTGCGCGCCTACGACCAACGCCAAAAGTAAACAAACTGGAGAACGAAAATGAGAGTCAAGTTCAACAAACGCCGCCCGGCCCCAGCGCCGATCACGGCGAAGTTCGATGATCCGCTGAGCGATCTGTTCAATGCTGACGCCAAAGTGAGCGTCGTCCCCGCTGACGCCGCTGAGCCGGCCGAGGCAGTTGAGGAGACGGGCGACGTGCACCCACACCTACTCGCGACCGCGACCGACGCACTGCGCTACATGCAGGCGGGCAAGGCCACGGTCACATTCAAGTCGTGCAAGACCGGAACGCGTTTCACGTATCGCATATCCGCCCCGCGCGACGACGAAGGCAAGATCGACGTGTCGAGTGACATGCGTTTCGTCGCATTGCTCAACGGGTCGGACAATGAGAGCAGCTACCAATATTTCGGCTTTCTGCGTCGCGGCGTGTTCTTCTTCGGCAAGCGCGAGAAGGTTCGCGTGTCGGCGAAGGCGCCATCGGCCCAGGCATTCAAATGGGTGTGGGAGCAGTTGCAGTCGGGCAGGAACCCGGGCAGCGTGATGGAAATCTGGCACGAAGGGCATTGCGGCAAGTGCGGTCGCAAGCTGACCGTCCCCGAGTCCATCCGCTCAGGCATCGGCCCTGAGTGCGCAGCGCGCATGGGGCTTGTGTGATGAAGCGCTCATACACGACCACGAAGCTGCGGATCGGCGATCAGGTCTACGACATCGCCGACCCGCGGCATATCGGACGCCTCGAACGTATCAGCAGCGACTATCGCGCCCGCGTCGTGTGGAACGACACAGGTTGGATCACCGATGGCATCTACGTCGATAACCTGGAGAAGGCAGATGGACTTTAGCTTCGACGTTGTTCGCACGCGTACTGGTGACCAGCTGCATACGGCGTTGGTCACCCGCTACGAAGGCAAGGAGCCTCACACTCGTAGTCGCACGTCCTGCGGCTGCCGCGTTGCAGCAGTCATCAAGCGCGACGTGGTCGTTAAGGCGGGTTTGCTCTGCGAGAAATGCTTCACGCCTGCCTTCGTCGAGCGTTGCAGCACGAATGGGCTTCTGAACGTTCGGCTCTTCTAGTTTGATCCCGTGCTTAGGCGTTTGTCTAAGCACGGGATTTTTTTGTCCAAATTTTTGTTGTTGCTATATGCATACGAGTGGATATGATGTCTTAACGTCAACGTCCAATGGAGAAACTAAATGGGAACTATGAGGATTGAACTCTTCTGCGACGACAAGCACCTCGCCAATGTCCTGCGCGCATTGACGGGGATTTCTATTGGGTCGCCGAAGATAACGCCTGTGGTCAACGATGCTATTGAAGGCGGGCGCCTCGTGCAGACGACGAATGGCAACACTGTCGCCATGTTCGTCGCGCATCTGAAGAAGACGAAGACGACTGAGGTCAACGCCGCCTTCATGCAAAACTTCTTGACCAGCGTGGGCAAAGCCCCGACCGCTTACAGCTATCTGCTCAAGATGGCGAAGCAAGAGGGCATCCTGCGCAAGGGAGCCGGCGCCGGTCAGAAGCAAATGTACCGCGTCGTCTTGGGTAAGTGACATGGACAAGAAAAACGGCTCAGGCCGACGCACGATGATCTACAAGTCCTACGTCTTCAAGGACAAGGACTTGGTGATCGATGAACTGCGCACCCTCGCCGAGACACATTTCGGCAGGCGTGTCAATTACAACATGCTCAGTCAGATCGAAGAGGCAGGTGGGCCTACCGCGTCGTGTATGCGCGGCTGGTTCTTCGGCGAGACGAAGCGTCCTCAGAACCCAACGGTTGAAGCAGCCGGACGCGCCATGGGTTTCAAACGAGTCTGGCGGAGAATGTAAATGGCTAAGACGAAAGAGACTATCACGCTTGAGCTCGCGCTCAGTCGCGACACGAAAGGCACTCACTTGTTCAAGGGCGCTGAGGATGCAGTGATCAGATCGCTGTACATCCAAAAGGAAGGCTACCCGAACGGCGCGCCCAAGAAGATCAAGATCACCGTGGAGTCAATCGCATGAGAGGAACAGCAATCGTTCTGGCCTTGATGCTGGCGGGCTGCGCCTCACGAGCGACTGACGTGGCCCCGGCATACGTGTCGCCCATGACGTATTCGAGCTTGAGCTGCGCGCAACTCGCCGATGAAGCGGCGCGTCTGGTGCAGCAAGTCAACGTCGTGTCAGGCCAGCAAGACAGCCAGGCGACCAAGGACGCTGTTGCCACGGGCGTTGCGGTCGTCTTATTCTGGCCGGCGGCGTTCCTCGTGCAAGGCGACAAAGGCAATGCGGCGCAGCTGGCGAACCTCAAGGGCCAGTACAATGCAGTCTACGACGCGGGTACGCGCAAAGGCTGCGCCAACTTCCAGAGGCACCCATGACCAAGCTGCTGACTGCCGCAATTATTTTGGTGATCATGATCTCGTTGGCGCATGGTCAAACGCAACGCGACGCCCCAACGGTGCGCTTCTATACGCCCGACGGCAAGTCCGCAGGATCAGCGACGACATATGGCACTGAGACTAAAATCTACGCGCCCGACGGTCGTCTCATTGCGACGCGTATTGGACGCTGACCTCAAGCGGCGTCCATGAGGCCGCTGCTGATCCCAGCGCGCCTCGGCGGGAGGGCTGAATTGACCCCTCAATGTACGGTCCTCCCGCCATTGATCGACCGACCATTCATGTTACAATGCCCTCCAGCAGCGATTAGGAGCTCAGCTTTACGTGAGGGCAGGTCGGCCAAGGGTTCAGGGCTTTCGCAATGCCAAAGGCAAACTGAGGCCTTTACGGCGCTTTGACGACCATCGGGAAGTCCGCGACCAACGCCGACGACACTTCGGGGTCACCGAGCGACAGAGCCTCAGCTCGATGTCGTCATTCCTCGCGGGTGTCTTGTACCTGCGTGGGCTGATTACTTATGACGATCTCGCTCGCTACTTCTCATTTCTTCAGTACACGCATGACCTCGGTCCCAAGGCGATCGTCTACGGCGAGCGCGTGCAAGGCGCCAATGCCGGGATGCCAAAAATGCGCGGCGACGCGTATCACCGGCTGGTGAAGTCGCTGGGGCGTCAACGCCTGGACGTGTTGCACGAACTCATGAATGACCGGCTTATTTGCCCGGTCGACGAGTTGCGCGAAATCCTGGTGAAGGTGCCGTTGACAACGATCACTTTCCTGGTATAAATTCTGCAAAATTCAAATTGGCAGCAATGCCCTTCCCCAAGCCCAAAAGGCCCGAGCGGCCATTCAAGCATCTCTACAATACGCGCAAGTGGAGACGCATTGCGCGGCACCAGATCAAGACAAATCCTCTCTGCGCATTTTGTCTCTTGGAAAACGAGCATATCCCGGCGACGATTGCCGATCATGTCGTTCCGCACAAGGGAGACGAGCAGCTCTTCTGGTTCGGTGAGCTGCAGTCGTTATGTGCGCAACATCATGACGGCAAGAAGCAACGGCAAGAAAGACGTGGGTACGATACGACCATCGGTCTCGATGGATGGCCGGTTGATCCCAACCACCCGGCAAACGGCAAGCAGGTCAGTCCAATTCGTCCAAGATATGAGCCTAAGCGTCAGATCGATATAGTTAGCCGACTGATACCATGACTTGTGCCTTGTGTCGCAACGTCCGGAAGATGGCATCGATGTGGATGCCTTTTTTTGGTAGTTCTGAGGCGCAGCGGCTTCATCGTGCTGCGCGACGTAGGATTGCTGCCCCGCGTGTCGGTCGCATTGGCCGCTCCTTTCTCCAGAGGACCGGGCGCAGCGGGAGCGAGGTATGAGGTTTCTTGCCGCACCTCTTCGCACCTCCCTGCGGCCTCGCTCCTTTTTTTCTTTAGGTGATTGATGGGTCTTCGCGGTACTGGCGTAGAGATTACCCTCGAGCAGCGCGCTCGCTACAAGACGCGTGAGCAGCCGTGGCAGCATCCGAGGATGACGCGCGCCAACCGGGTCATTGCATTCTGCGAAGACCTCACCATCAGTTCAGGGACAAAGGCGGGCGACAAGCTCACCTTGCGCCCTTTCCAGAAGCAGTTCATCCGCGATGTTTATGCTGAGGATGCAGAGGGCACGCGTCCGATACGCACAGCGATCCTCACAATGGGCCGCAAGAATGGCAAGACGCAGCTCGCCGCAGCCCTCGCATTGTGTCATCTACTTGGGCCTGAGGCTGAGGAGCGTGGGGAAGTCTACTCGTGCGCCAACGACCGCTTCCAGGCGAGCAAAGTCTTTAGCGAGATGTCGGCGATGGTGCGCCGGCACAAGTATCTGCATCTGCGCTCGAACATTGGCCGCTTCCATCGCAAGATCGAAGACCTCGAGACCGAGACGATCTATCAAGCGGTCAGCGCCGAGGCGTCCACCAAGATGGGTCTTAATCCGAGTCTGGTCGTTTACGATGAGCTAGGCCAGGCGCAGAACCGCGACTTGTACGACGCGATGGACACCGCGATGGGCGCGCGGTCAAATCCACTGCTGCTCGTTATCTCGACGCAGGCCGCTGACGACACGGCCCCGATGTCGCAACTGATCGACTATGGCAAACGCGTCAACGCGGGCGAGATCAAAGACACGGCGTTTCATTTGACGATGTACGCGGCCGACGAAGACGATGATCCTTGGGTCCTGGCGACGTGGAAGAAGGCTAATCCGGCCCTCGGGGATTTTCGTAGCCTCGAAGACGTCAAGCGCCTCGCAGCGCAGGCGCAGCGGTTGCCCAGCCAGGAGTCGTCGTTCCGCAATCTAATTCTCAATCAGCGCGTTGCAGCCGAAGCGCGGTTCATCAATCGGTCAGACTGGGTCCTTGGGGCCGCGAAGCCGATCATTCCGCCTGGGTCTCGCGTCTACGCGGGCCTCGACCTCGGAGCGACGCGCGACCTCTCGGCCCTCGTTATCTTGTATCAGGACGCAGATGGGATATTCCACTGCGTGCCTTATTTTTGGGTCCCAGGCAACATTCGCGAGCGATCTCGAGTCGATAACGTGCCCTATGACGCGTGGGAACGTCAGGGTCTTGTCATTGCTGCCGGCGTTGCGACTGACCCGCGCACCATCGCGAAGAAAGTGGTGTCAATCCATGCCACGACGCGTATTGCAGGGTTGGCGTTCGACCGATGGCGTATCAACGATTTCAAGCGTCAGCTCGAGGAAGAGCAATGCGACGTTCCGCTCATTCCTCACGGGCAAGGCTACAAGGACATGGGTCCGGCGGTCGACATTCTCGAGCGCATCATAGTGCAAGGCCGCCTGCGTCATGGCGGCAACCCAGTCCTCTCAATGTGCGCCGCTAATGCGGTTGTGACGCGAGACCCGACTGGGGCGCGCAAGCTCGACAAGTCACGCAGCACTGGGCGCATAGACGGTCTCGTCGCGCTGGCCATGGCGTGCTCAGTGTCGGTCGTGCCGCGCGTCAAGGAAATTGACCTAGATACTCTCATCGCATAGGTGACTCAATGAACCAGCCGTTCCGCAAAGTCGCTGAGGCGTTGCCACCTCTGAATATTCCTGAAGGCAACTTGTGCCGTCGTCTGCTGACGGTGCGAACGCTAGCCTCGTATCGTCGCGCCAATCCGCTAGATGTGGCCTCGCGTCTGTGGCCCAACGACCGCGCCTTGACGGCTGTGATAGTTACGCGCGCTGCGTCAGCGCCAGCAATGACCAGCGTGGCTGGGTGGGCGCAAGAACTCGCCCACAAGCTGGTCTATGACGCGGTCGAGGCATTGGGCGCAGCGAGTGCGGCTGCTGAGCTGATGCGCAGTGGTCTTCTCCTTAGCTGGGACGGAGGCTACGGCACTATCTCGGTCCCGGCCTTCGTCGCGACAGCGAATGGGGCGTCCTTCGTGCAGGAAGGGCAGCCGATCCCGGTGAAGCAGTTTGGCGATACGGCGGTATCACTTACCCCCTTCAAGGTGGCGAGCATCAGCGTGCTGACGCGTGAGATGCTCGAGAGTTCTAATGCCGAGCGTTTGATCGGCGATGTGTTGATCCGGTCGGCAGGTCTCGCGATGGATGCTGCGTTCTTCGATGCTAACCCAGCAACTGCAGCGAGGCCTGCCGGTATCCGCAATGGCATTGCGACTCTAGTGGCGAGCACCGATACTGACTCCTTCGGGGTGTTCGCCGCAGACTTGTCTGCGTTGGTTGGTGCCGTTGGTCAAGTGGGTGGTCGTGGTCCGTTCGCCATCATCGGTTCGGCCGGCAAGATCGCTAGCGCTACTGTGCGCTTCGTCAGCGGTAACGACGATATTCCTTTCTACATCTCAGGTGCTGTGGGCAATGACTTGATCGCGGTTGCGCCGCAGGCTATTGCTGGGGCTGTCGATCCTGATCCTGACGTGCAGACCGCGACGGCGGGCTCGTTGGTGATGGATGACACGGCGCCGGCGCTGCCTGACACGACGCAACCCCAGAAAGGTCTATTCCAGAGCGAGACTATCGCCATCAAGGTTCGTTGGCCTGTGTCGTGGGCCGTGCGTGACGCGCGTGGTGTCGCGTGGCTGACGCCATCTTGGAAATAGGTGACCTGATGCCATTAGCTCCTGGGTTGTCTCCTACCGCCAAGCCGGTAACTACTACCGCGACTGTCACCATCCCAGCTGGTCAGTCGGTGTCCAATTCGGCTGACTTGAGCGCCGGTAATATGGTGATGCTGCTGACTCCGGACGATTGGACTCCGGCGAATATCAGCTTTCTCGTCTCTGAGGATAACGTTAAGTTCAGAATCTTGCATGACTCGAACGGGATGGAGATAGTCAAGGCAATGGCCCCAGGGCGCGCCATCAATGTCGATCCTGGTTATACATCCGGCTCACTATATGTCAAGTTGTCTAGTGGGTCTAGTCTTTATCCAATTCTTCAGGCGGCTGCCCGCGATTTCGTGATTATTATTCAGTAGCTTGTCGTTCGCAAGTGACCTCCTGTCCAGCCCGCGAACGATGAGTGGCCCCGGCTCCTGTTCAGGTCCCCAAGATTAGAATAGGAGCCACCACTCAGTCATCTAACGGTTATATGATCGTGTTATCTTAAGAGGCCAGCAAAGGAGAAAACCAATGGCACCTCGACCAATTGCAATGACGGGTGTTATCTATCCACTCAACAAGATGGATCCACCCATTCCGTGCTACATCGTCGGCAACGCTTGGGACCCAAGTCTTGATGTCGGCGGTGGTCCAATCGGGCCGCCTCCCGGCGTAGTGTCCCCGCCGATCCATTATCCGCCTGAGGTGTGGCCGCCGAGGCCACCGCAGCCGCCTGGAGTTTGGCCGCCGGCTGGTGTGGTGTCTCCGCCTATCCATTATCCGCCTGAAGTGTGGCCGCCAAGGCCGCCGGGTCCGGGCGGTGTGCCGACACCTCCAATCTACTATCCGCCTGAGATTTGGCCGAGGCCGCCGGGACAAGGCGGGCCTCCGGGGATTTGGGGTCCGACCGATCCGCGGCCGACACCTCCGATCTATTGGCCGGGATACCCGGACCTTCCGCCTGGTCCGGATGGAAAGCCGCCTGAGCCACCGCAACCGGGTGATCCGACTACGCCAGTCCCGCCGCCGGCAGGATCGCCGGGATGGCCGACGCAGGGCATCGCACCTCCGCCGTTCATCGTCGTGAACTATCCTGGTATTGGTCCGGTCATCGTTGCGCCGCCTGAGGCACCACCTACGGCTGCGCCCACCAAGAAATAGTCTACGTCTCCTGACTTAAGGATGGTCCCTTCGGGGGCCATCCTCCTTGGGGTATAATGCGAGAAAGTATCGGCACGTTTATTCCTGAAGCATTGCCGGAAATGGACCCGGTGATGTTTTATGAAACGACGGACTATGGCTGGCGTGGAATAACGCAGCAAGGCGAAGTGCTCGAGGTCAAGGGCGCTAATGGCCACAAGGTCGAAGTGCCCTCTGAAGTCATCATTACCTTCTGCGGCAATCCCATCGGCCGTCGCCCGATCACGAAGGAGTGGGAGGTAGATATCGACGATTACCTGCACCACTTCAACCGGGCGGTCGCGCTGTACAAGGCGGGCGATCTTGATGGGGCTCTTTGGGAAGTCAATCGTTCTTACGAGATAGCCCCGACGTTGCGCACCAAGTTCAATCGCGCCATGATCTTGCTCGCGTCAGGGCGCTGGAACGAGGGCCTCGCTGAGTATTGGGAATGCGAGCAGGCCAAGCCGTTCATGCGCCCGCAGGTCGAGCAGGCGCTCTCATACGGCCTGAAGCCGTGGGCCGGGCAGCCCTACAAGCGTTTGCTGGTCCTGCACGCGCATGGCTTCGGCGATACCTTGATGTGCCTGCGGTATATCCCGCTGCTCGGCAAGGAAGTCGTGATGGTGATGCCACCTGAGCTGCATAGCATCACTGAGCAGTTTGGGCGTACTGTGAAAGATTTAACCGACGCGGATTACTTCTGTCCGATCCTTCATTTGTTGTACCATCTCAAGATCACGCCCGAGGGCAGTCCGACCCTGAGCAGACCATACATCAAGCATTATCCGACCCATCGGGCGAAGGGACGGTTGAAGCGCATTGGCATCGCGTGGTCAGTGGGCAAGCCGAGTACGGGCGATTATCCGCGGACGATTGATCTGGGCGACTTGGTCGCGCATCTCAGCAGCGATCCTTCGGTGGGCGAGCTGCATAGCGTGCAGACGCAAGGCGCTGAGGAAGCCGCGCGCTATGATGTCGTGACGCATGAGTTCGAGGACTTCCTGGATTGCGCTTCCTTGATGAGTGAGATGGACGAGGTCATTAGCGTTGACACGGCTGCGCTGCATCTCGCCGGTGCGACAGGGCATCCGCGTGTCTATGGTCTATTGTCTCACTGGCACAGTTGGCGATGGTGCGTGCGGTGGTACGACAATGTCACTCTTCTGCGCCAGCCTGCCACTGACGACTGGGCTGGTGCGCTGCGGCTTCGGTGAAAGAAGTTAAGATACAGCCGAAGCATGTCTTCGCGTCGATGTTTAGTTTCTATTTGGGTCGGCAGGAAACGTCAATCCTGATCGAGTTAGTGAATAGTGTAAGTCCAAAAGTGATGATCGAGTTCGGCTGCAATCGTGGAGTGACTGCGAAGCGTGTTCTCGAGAACGTGCCATCGCTTGAGAAGTATATTGGGATCGATGTTCCTCCTGACTACCAGCCCAAATTGGCCTGTCAGCACTCTGAAGTGCCGAAGCGGGCTGGTACTTTTGCGTCAGGAGATGATCGGTTCTATCTGTTGTCCGTACCATCGATTGATCTCAAGCCTGAGAACCTCGAGCCCTGCGATGCGGTCTTCATCGATGGCGACCATAGTTTTGGTGCTGTCATGCATGACAGCCTGTTGGCGCGCGCTCTGCTGCGATCTGGCGGGATCATTGTGTGGCACGACTTTAACAACCCAGGCGTTGAAGTCACTAAGGCGCTGACGCAGCTTTCCGACGATGGCTGGCCCATCGAGTCAGTGGAAGGTTCGTGGTTGGCATACCTAAGGAGTTAGCCATGGCGAAACGTCAAGACCTCATGCCGTACGACGACGAGGAAGAAGACGACTTCATGGAGCGCTGCGTGGACGAGCTCGGCGACGAGGAAGTCTGCACCTTGATCTGGGAGAACGCCTCAGTTGATGGTGCTGACATCAAGCACAAGCTGCACGCCAACGAAGGGCAGGGCATGGAGTTTGTTCTGTCCGACGAGACGCCTGACCGTCTGGACGATGTGATTATGTCTGAAGGATGGGACCTGAGGAATTTCAAGCGCAACCCAATTGCGCTGTTCAACCACAACAGCAACTTCCCGATTGGCAAGTGGGCTGATCTGAGGATCGAGAACAAGCAGCTGCGCGGTACTCTCGAGGCCGCGCCTGAAGGAACGTCTGAGCGCATCGATGAAATCCGCCGCTTGATGCAGGCGGGTATCCTGCGCGCAGTGTCGGTGGGCTTTAAGCCCAAGAAATTCAAGGACCGTGAAGGCTCAGACTGGGGCACGGTCTTCGAGGAGCAAGAATTGATCGAGACGAGCTTGGTCAGCGTTCCGGCAAATCCGAACGCGCTGGCCGTCGCGAAGAACTTGAAGATTTCCCCCGAGACGTTAAGTATGGTCTTCGCCGGGCAAGGCGAAAAAGACCGCACTGTGCGCCGCGGGTTCACGGGCGGGCACGCCAAACCTAACGGAAAGCACAGGGGTAAACCAATGTCTGGTTTGTCACAGCGCATCCAAGAGCTGCAGACGCAGATCGTCGCGCAGAAGGATGCTCTAACGGCCCATCTCGAAAAGATGGACAACGATAACGTCACTAACCAAGACCTTGAGATTTTGGGCAAGCTCAATGCCGATATTGCCCGCCTCGAGAAAGTATACGAGAGCCTGATCGACTCGGAGAAAATCCTCAAGACGACGATTGACGACGGCGGTCCAGTGCCGCGTAGCCGTTCGCTTGTGGTGCCGGGTCCTGTCCCTGATCCTAACGCTCCGCCTCGTCGGCCGCGTCAGGGTGAGCGTAGAAACACTGAGGAGCCGCCGGATGTCCTCGACTTGTTCATCAAGGCGGGCACTCTGGCGTACTGCGCCAAGGCGTGGAACATCACGCCTGACATCGCGCGTCAGCGCATTATCGGGACTAATCCGACCTACGATGATGACGAAGTGAAGGTGGTTGCAGACATCGTGCTGCGTGCTGCATCGGCGCCTGCCATGACGACTGTGGCTGGGTGGGCGATGGAGCTCGCGCACACTGTCTACGCCGACTTGATG